TCATTTTTCAACTCCATGATTAAGTAATTGCATGTAGGCTTCAACCTCATCCCAATAAAGGCTGATAACATCATCTCTGGAGATATTATAGAATTGCATAACGAACTCAATTGCCTCGTTCATCGTATGTGTCCAGTGTAAAGAATGGAACACTTCCTGCCATTCGAACAAATTTTAGATTGGTGGGAAATACGTCAAGACTGCCACGATGACGCTCAACACGAACTTCGCCGTTCATTTCAGTGCCATAGAACCAGTTGTCTGTGGCACCGCCCTCAATCTGTTCTCTAAAATAGTTTAATATCATTCTTTAACTCCTAAATGTTTTACTGATTTTATCAGCACAATAATGACCATCCATTCCTTTATCGCCTAGTTCTTCACATATACCTAAACATTCATTGATAATCAACTCAGCGAATCTTTCCAACTCACCATCATATTGTGATCCCCAATCAACGATAGCACCTTCAGGTTTCCATGGCTCATCTTCCCATAGTAGGAAACCGGCCTTTTCGGCCAATTCTTTAATCTTTTCATTCATGATCCAAATTACTCCACTTTTTCAACTTCTTGCGTTTCTCTGCTATGTAATGGGTTAATTCTTTTTCATCCAAAATTTTTTTCTCTACACACAACTCAATCATACACAATAAATCTCCCACTTCTTTGTGTAGTAGAGTATCATTATGTTCCTCGGTAATTGGATTAAAATTATATAATCCAAATCGGTGAATCTTTGAAATAATCTGCACTACTTCACCACATTCTTCCTGCAATATCACTAACAGTTCATCACAATTTAATCGACTCATGGTATATTATAATCTCTATTGTATTGACTTGTAATCGACCAATGAGCATCTGGTCCCTTATACTTTATATCGCTAGGTATTTCATAACCAAATCGTTTAAGAATATTTTTCTTATCGGCCTGACTACCGCAGCAAGCAATACATTCTTTTATAATCAAGTCAGATATCATTTCAATCCTCGACTGGCAATCAGCATCAATATATTTGTGTATGCCATGCTTTTGCATCAAGTCTTTTATTTGCTCATTCATCTTCTTTTATACCAAAATGTTTTTTGATTAAATCAAATGCTTGACCGCGAGATATCATATCACGAAGCTCAGGATGCAAAGCCTTACGACATTCTTCAATTATCATCTCAGTGTATTCTTCCATGAATTTTGTATCACTCATTTTTTCTCCCATTTTATACCCATCATTTTATAAAGCATTTTACGATAGAATGGTGGTTCATCTTTTGTTTTGATTACAGTAGTATCTACATCAATCGACAAATTGCTAGCAACAAAGGTAGTGGTAATATCATTTATATTTCGTATCGCATAATTCGAATATAATTTTACTGCGGAAAGTTTTGGCGCCTCGCAATCTGCATAATCAAGGTCAAGAGGAATTTGTTCCGTTAATGGCCAGAAAAATTTTATTTCTAATTGCTGCATATTATCTCCTACCATTAGGTACACAATTTGCTGTTACTCTATACTTGTCGGATTCCCAGGCCTTTTTTACATAATCTCGTACTTGCTGACATTCTTCAATATTTTGAGTAGGTAAAGTTATTGATCCTTTTGATGGCGGCACATTCGGTGAAATGGCGTGTAACATGATAACTAAAGTCCACATTATTTACTCTCAATCAATACTTTTTAAAAATCCCACAACTTCAAGATAAGGCATATCAACAACAACTGATTGTCCATCTGTTGTAAAAATCCATGATCGATGCGAATCACCATGTTCTTCAACTCTAACAATTTGATTAGACACAATTGATACCGAACGACCGATTGTGGTAGTGGTTAAAACTTTCATAATATTTTCCTCAATTCTTTTATTTAAATAATGTGTTAAAAACAAATGCACCGAACAAGGCACTCAGAAACAAATAAAAATAGGCAGAGATTTTTTTGCCTTCATTATAATTCTCACTCGACCATTGCCAAAATAACCAAGCAAAAAAAGTATCAACGAAAAGACTAAGTATTCCCATTTTCTTTTGCTTTCTTTATCAAATCAATTAAAGATAATAAATCGTTTACTGGAATTTTCTCAGAGCCAAAATAATCAGAATCAATTAAAGGTTCTGGTTTTTCCTGAGTTTTCAAGTAAACGATATTATTTGCGTTCATTGCAATGTTTTAGGTGTTAAGTTTCTATCGTTTTGCACTGTAGTTAAAAACGAATAAAAATCGGATTCGTTATCGGTTTCTCTGTTTAGTATCATTAGACGGGCTAACACAATACCATTAATTGCATTTGGACCAAAACCTTGTTCGACTAATTCAAGCAAAAAGTCATCTAATTTTACTGCAGCTTCAATGATCTCGTCATCGAAAATTGTATCTTCCATTATGTTAGACCCTAAACGTAAAAAAACCGAAAATTCCTTTTAATTTAAAAGGCACTTCAACTTCAAAAGAGGCATCACTCTCTTGATCTTTTTGTTGGCGAATATAGAATGGTGTATCACAACCAATCTCTTTCACCTTTTGTAGAATAGATTCTAAATCTTCCTTATCGATTAGAATTTCTTTATTGCCGTTGTCCAAAACATCTCCTTCTATGAATGTGTTTAAAGTATTATACTTCATCTAAATTTTTTTATCAAGTGGTTTGTTGTATAGGTAACACAGTTTCATGATTAATTGCCGTCCCACTTATCATACCATCTTCTAAATGCCATTTCCATACTTTCATTTATTGCCCAATCGCAACTCCAACCCATCATGCCGCCTTTCCATGTTCCTGCTTTCTTGCCCAATTCGACATTTGATTCACAAGAAACAACTCGTTCAACTTTATTGAATAATGGCAACCATGTAAACCACAACCAACGCCATTCTCTTTCTTCACCCGTTAATGTGATTATTGCCTGTTGACGGCGACCATCTTTTGTATAGTGATCCAATTCTACCGTTCTAGCACATTTTTCTAAAAGGCCTCTTTTTAGATTTTCATCCTTCCAACCATTTAACATTTCATGCCAATGGTAATGTTCACCAATTTTTTCGCCAGAATAATCCCACAAATTGGTTTGATATACACTACCATCAGGCAATAAAAGGTCATGGCGAACAATTTGCCAACGCCATGGCATATCAATTGCAGTGTATTTGTCCAATCCTTTGTAGATAAAAAATACACCTTCACTATATGAGAAACCATATTTTGGTCCCATAATTGAAGTAAAATCTCCAACACCTTTTGTTGGCCACAATCCTATACTTGCAAAGAATTTCCAGAAACCAAATGAAATTTTTAAATATTTGTTTTCATCACCCTCTGTTGGCCATATCAAATACATGTGCCAAAATTTATAGTCTGACCAAGTAATTTCAAAAAAATTGTTTCTCATGTTATGCAATCCTTCATCTCACGCCAATAGTTTCGCTCTGCCCAATGTATGACACACCAATCTTCAATACATTGTTCGGATGTTAGTTTCTCAATAGGTTGATTATTTTCAATCATACGAACATACCAGTAAGACCAGTATTGCTCTAAAATATCTTGATCAGATAATGTTTCCCAATGTGTGTATTCTTGACCTGATTCTGTCTCATCGGGATAAACGATAGTCCAAAATTTCATTACACAAAACCTTCTTCATTTTGTTCGGCTTGTTGTGGATCATGCGATGAAACACGCCACTCATAGATTGGCTCATCAGGCACAATATAAGGAAATTTTACTGGTACACGACTTTCGAAAGCGGTGTAATGTGATTTATATACATTTCCATCATCATCTTTATACCATTCCCAAAATACTTTACCATCGATATCATATGCTTCACCGTCTTTACCATCTTTGAATACAGAACCACATCTTTTGTTTTGATAGTGTGGTTTTCCACTGATTTCAGCAACATCAGTCCATTCATCATCTTCACCTGTTAATGGTGATAGTGGTTTAAAACGAAGTAATTTTTCTAAACACTGTAATGCATAACTCGCAGAGAATCCAGAATGTCCTTCTTCTGAAAATTCATGTATCATGTGTAGCAAATGTCTACGCATTGCTCCATTCATGTCATCATCATCGGTCATACCAATACGGTCTAATTCACTTTCTGCATATTGTACTAAACTCATTGTAACTCCCTCATATAAATTTCATGAATTAAATTGCTGACAAATTTTGGATCCAACTCTGTAGAATTATTATCTTCAAATGGTATGATATCAACTAAATCAGCATTGACATCATACCAAGCCCAAATGCAAACTTCTTCTTTTGGTCGATGAATCAAAGCCCAAGGCGTTTGTTCATGTGGTGGAAATTCCTCATTCAATGAATTTTTGTGAATGAATACAGCAAACGACAATGTGTTTGTATCATTATTTTCCAAATCATTTTCTTCATCATACCCATAGCCATCGAAAATGATTTTTACACCAAAAGGTGCCTCACCCGAATCATTGCCTGCTGTAAGCACACCCTCGTCCATTGTTGCAATGAAATCACGAATCCATTCTTCAACGATTTTACTATAATCTCTTTCATCATCAAAATAAATCATAATATACTCCTGTGTTAGTTATTCAAATCTTCTACTTTCAACTTTGCGATAATGTAATCTTTTACTAAACTACTTCTCACAATATCTTCAACTGTAAATTCAACTCTTGTAAATGCTGCCATATGGTATGCAATGTCAAAGAATTTCAAAATACCAGAAACATCATTTTTCTTTTTGTTCAAATCAGTTTGACGATAATCACCACACCAAATAATTTTTGAACGATATCCAACTCGGGTCATAACGGTATCAATTTCCTCGAATGATAAATTCTGACATTCATCAACGATAATGATTGCGTCATCGAAGGACATTCCCCGGATAAATGAGGTGGAAATAAATTCAATATGCCCCTGTTCTTCTAATCTATCCCATGCATCTCTGCGTCCGAATAATGTTTCACAAATTTGTCTATATGGTTGCTGATAGATTTCCATCTTCTCATGTACATCACCCGGTAAATGGCCAATTTCTCTAGACTGTACAGCCGAACGAACAACAATGATTTTCTGAAAAGGATTATTTCTATCTAAAACTTCTTCTAAGGCTTTATATAATGCACAAAATGTTTTTCCTGTTCCTGCTACACCATGCAGTGCTATAAAATAATCTTGCCTTTTATATGCATCAAAAAATATTTTTTGATTTTCTGTCAATGGGTCAAATGTTTTTAAATCATCTATTTTAATTCTCAAATTATGTGTTCCTGTTTTTATTTTTGAGTTTTTTGTTGAATGTTCACTTTCAACAATTTGCAGGTCTACAGAAGATTTTCTTGCCATTAATTCTCCCTTTTGTTATATTATTGATTCTTTTCTTAGTTTACCAATTACACTTGCATTAGCTGTGACAACTCTGGCACGATAAATTCGACTCATTTGATTCGTATCTTCTTGTGCAGTAAATTCGATATGATTCGAATTCATTAATCCGTCTATCAATTTTCGAACTAATTTTTCTTTGAGTAATTTCTCATATTCATCTCCATCTAATCCTCTGTATGAAAGAGATTCGATATGATTGACATTTAATTGAACCGAAATGGTCGATAGAGAATTCAACAATTCATCATTTAGTATCATGATGATTCATCTTTCTTTCATAACGTTCAGAATCAATTCTTTTCCATTCCTGTTCTCTTTCCAAGATTTCTTCGTCCCATTTCATTTGACTTAAAACTACTTTATAAATGGCTTGTATAACAATGCCAAGTAAAACGATACCAAAGATGGGTAGAATCCAATTTGTTGGAATGTTTATCATAACAAATGCTAAAAATGTTGTTAGCATAAAGAAAGACAGTATGATAAGAGCTGTCTTAATTGCTGCTTTCTTGTGTATTTTCATTTTTTGTAAAAGTAAAAATAGTAGTTAATTGATTTAAATGTGTGATTTTAACATGAAAAGCCTCGATGCTCTTTTTAAATTCTTCTGTGAATGTTTCGACGCAAAAATTTCCATTTAGTTTTTTAATTTCTACGAAGAAATCATACCCAAAAGTTTTGTAATGGTCGTTTTCTCCATGTATAAGAATTCTTTCTTCATCACTAGTTAAAAACTCGCCTCCTTCTATTGTTTTTGTTGATAAAAAATCTTTTGCAAGAGGAACATGAAATATCATACGTCCCTTAGGTTTAAGGATTCTAACAAGTTCAGTTAAATGATCGACATATTTTCCCGGAATATGTTCTAAAACACTAGAATGTATGATAAGGTCGAAGTAATTGTCGGAAAATATTCTAATATCGTCCGGTAGTTTTAACCTAAGGAAAGGTATGGGTAAGTTTTCACTATAGTTTTCGTAGTATTTTGATTTATAGTCAGATAAGTAATATCCTGATCCAATTATTGAAAATAAATTATTTACTATTCCTGGATCAGGAGAAATATGTAAAACTCTTATATTTTCGAATGTGGTTTTTTTGTTTAAATATCCATACTTTTCTAATGTGGAATAAAGCAATCTATGCCTAGACTCACTTCCACAATTTTCACACATTTTTTGTTGAAATTTTTTCTCACCACAAATATTACATGACGATTCATTCTTTATACTCACTATTTACCCTTTCGCCGTCAATGCAAATTTCACCTTTAAAAACATAAACATTTGAATCAACTCGTATTTGTTCAAATACTTGATTGTTTACACATTTATAGGGGTCTTTGTAATTCATAAAATAATAGTATGCACCGTAACCAATGCCTGCTAGTACAAGCAGTATAGGAATTATTTTGATATATTTTGATAACTCTGGCAAAGCCGAGAGTATTTGTGGTAGAAATTTAAGTAAATCTTTCATTGGTAGTTTGCTACAAAAGATTCATAAAGGTTTAAACCGTAGAGCTCTGCCTCGATTTCCCAAGGTTTGTTTTCGTATACAATATTTTTAGAAACTTTTTTGCCTCGCCATCTTGTCATCGGTTCATTTAAATATCCCAACGAATATTGTTTTACGTGAACCATTTCATGCGCCAAGGTTTTTAGTTTATCATCTATACTCAAACAACGGTTTACTTCAATGATAAAAGAATCTGGTTTACCTTTAAGGTTATAATTATCTATATAGACTAGACCAAAAACATCTAGATTTTTGTACCGAATTGTAAGTTCTAATTGAGCGATTCTCGCAGGCGTAAACAGCAACTCGGCAAAATGATCAATTGCCAAGAGGTGTTTTTTCGGTACTTTTCCATTGATAATCATACGTCATTGTAACACGGAAAAATGTGTTTGTCAAGCTCACCACTTTTCTGCCCGAGACCACGATGAATCATAATCTAGATTATAATCGGTTACATCAGGAATGTCAACAGCAAAATCATCTACCGAAATTTCTCTCCAATCTTCACCTTTATTCATTGCCGTAACCATGCGGCGAGATTTTTCTTGGGTAGCAATACCTTCTGGTGTTTGGTGATATTCGATGAGTTTTTTGCGGCGAACTTTTTTATCTTCTTCAGTATGCTCACGAACATTGCCGCAAGACCTTGAGCAAAAGGGACCACGTTTCGTATGAGTAGTGCCGCAGCGAGGACAATCTTTTTCTTTTGCCATAAAAATACCCAGACTAAGCTGGGTTTTCGTTACCTTGTAATAATATACTAGGATCTTTTTCACAAAGGAAGTTTATATACTTGACGGCATCATTTTCGTTTTCAAAGTACCGAATGATGGTTTGACAAGTGTAAGCAGAAATAAAAATGAGTAGTACACTTTCATCTTTAGAGATGGAGAATTTAATGTACCACCCATTTCGTTCTACTGGTGACCAAAATTTTAAATCACTTTTTACTTGATTGAACTTTACCTGGTTCAAAGTCAATGGCTTCTTTTGCATAGTTTCCTAATCCTACTACAAATTTTTCAGACTCTTTGGTATATGTAGTAAAAAAGGAATATGTAGCATGGTCAAAAGCTTTATTGTATGACTTGAAACCTTCAACTTTAAGGTCAATGAAGGCCTTCATAAAATCTTTTTGACGCTCTGCAACTTCATTGAAAGTCGGTACTGGTGGGAATGTATAAAACATTTTAGTTTCTCCTGTAATTTGAATAATATTGGATCCAATGTTCTACGTCAGCCGTAGATTTTGGATTTTTAGACTCAATAAATACTTCTATCTCCGATTTATGATCCGGTGTTAGAAAATCGATTAATTTTTGTAAGCAACTCATAAAAACTCCTGTACAAGTATATATCCAATCCTATGTTGCAAGAGCACATTTTTTACGGTAATTAGTTTGACTAAATAGTGTATAAATTCAAGAGGTACCCATGCCAAACACAAAAGTAAAATCGCATAATCTTGCAAACACCGCAGTCACAGCAGGTTCTTATGGCGGGGATGGAAATGCAGCGGCTATTACTGTCGATGCACAAGGTCGAATCACAGCAGCATCAAATGTTGCGGTAAGTGGCGGCGGTAGTGCAGAATCTTCAATACCAACAATGTTAATGTTATCGGGAATGTAAAATGCCACAAACCTTCAAAGTACTAGGACAATCAAATCCAACAGCATTTACAAATACAACTTTGTATACTGTACCAGCAGCGACTCAAGCGGTTATATCAACAATTACAATTGCAAATGCCAATACTTCCGCAAATGCAAATTATAGTATTGCGGTACGCCCAGCCGGAGAAGCTATTGCTGCAAAACACTATATTACAAACAACAATGTGGTTCAATCGGTGGATAGTATCGCATTGACTTTGGGATTGACTTTGGGAAATACTGATGTGGTTACTGTTTATACTTCATCATCTAATGTTTCATTTGGTATTTTTGGATCAGAGATAACGTAATATGGCGATCAAGTCATTTGTAGAACAAAATATTAGATCACAAAGATTTAATAGAAGAGACACCTCGAATCCTTCGCGCAACGTAACTACTCCCACGGTCGAGTATTTGGTAGTTGCGGGTGGCGGTGGTGGTGGATACGGATCATCCTCTGGAGGTGGTGGAGCTGGAGGACTTTTAACAGCAACTAATTTTTCTATAACCAAAGGTTCTTCTTTAACTGTTACTGTTGGCGCGGGTGGTAATGGAGGCACCACGGCCAGTGGATCTAAAGGTTCTAACTCAGTTTTTAGTAGCGTCACTGCTATAGGAGGAGGTTTTGGATCTTATAATGGTGCTAGTGGTGGTACCGGTGGATCAGGCGGCGGCGGTGGATTGAGTACGTTTACTGGCGGAGGCGCAGGTGGCACCGTGCAAAGTTCCGGCCAAGGAAATGCCGGCGGTGCAGCAACTGGTGATGGTTCTACTAGATTTTCATCCGGTGGAGGTGGAGGAGCAGGAGGTAACGGACAAACATGGACAACAGGTGTAACTGTCGCCTCTGATGGAGGATTAGCACTTCAATCATCAATATCTGGAACTTTAACATATTATGCCGGCGGCGGTGGCTCAGGACAAGACACTCGAGCAACAGCTCTGACTAGGGCTGGATACGGAGGAGGAACTACTACAACTTCTCAAAAAGGAGGAGCGGGTGATGGAGGTACTAATGGAAGCGCAGGGCAAAGTGGATCTACAAACACCGGCGGTGGCGGCGCCAGCGGTTCTTATAGTCCTGGAGGCACTGGAAATGGAGGCGCAGGAGGTTCCGGAATTGTAATTATAAGATATACTTCAAATTTTCTGGATGCTGCTTCGACCACAGGATCTCCAACACTAACAATTTCTGGTGGATTTAAAATTTATACTTTCACAGGTTCAGGTTCAATTACTTTCTAATCACGAAAAATAAAAAGAAAAAGATATGCCATTAACACAACTAACAGGCGGATTAATTGAACCAGGATCAATTCAACAGTCCGATTTAAGTACAGAAGTAGCAGCAAACATATCTTCTGCTTTTGCTGCGGCTAACTCCGCAGCATCTTACGCCAATCAGGCATTTTCTGCGGCGAATACAGCATCATCGGGTAGCATAGATAGTTACGCTAGAGATACAGCGAATAGTGCCGCTTTTTATGCTAATAGTGCATTTAACGAAGCGAATTCGGCCTTCAATAAAGCCAATACTTCTGTTATAGCAGGTAGTTATGCAAACTCAGCATACAGTCAGGCCAACAATGCAACTACAAATGCTGGAGTGGCAGACACTAAAGCTGTAAATGCGGGATCATATGCTAACTCTGCGTATAGTCAAGCTAATACCGCCACAACAAATGCATCTACAGCTGATGGTAAAGCAGTAACAGCTGGTAACTATGCGAATACAGCATACAGTCAAGCAAACACCGCAACTATTAATGCTGCAACAGCCGATAGTAAAGCAGTAAGTGCTGGAGAATATGCTAATACTGCCTTTGGTCAAGCCAATACGGCCGTAACCAATGCTGCTACAGCTGATGATAAAGCTGTAAGTACTGCATCATATTCTAATTCAGCATTTGGTGCCGCTAATAGTGGTTCATCTTATGCCAATTCAGCATATACTCAAGCTAATACAGCAACAACAAATTCAACTACAGCTGATCAAAAGGCCACAAGTGCTGGAGAATACGCTAACTCAGCCTATGGTCAATCTAATACCGCAATCACTAATGCATCTACCGCTGATGGTAAGGCTGTAACAGCTGGCATTTATGCCAACGCTGCCTTCAGTGAGGCCAACACTGTTGATTCTAAAGCAGTAACAGCTGGTAACTATGCCAACTCGGCATTTGGTGTTGCGAACACTGCAACTACAAATGCTGCGACTGCCGACAGCAAAGCAGTATCATCCGGAGTTTATGCTAACAGTGCTTATGGTGCTGCTAACACAGTAGATTCTAAAATTATTGATGTTGGTGGTTATGCTAACTCAGCATACACTCAAGCAAATACCGCAGATAGTAAAGCAGTAACATCTGGTAACTATGCTAACTCAGCATATACTCAAGCAAATACATCTGACAGTAAAGCGGTAAGTGCTGGTAGTTATGCTAACTCAGCTTACACACAAGCAAATACAGCAACTACAAATGCAGCAACTGCCGACAGTAAAGCTGTAAGTGCAGGATCATATGCTAATTCGTCCTTTAGTGTGGCTAATACAGCAACTACAAATGCTGCTACAGCTGATGGTAAAGCTGTTGATGCAGGACAATATGCTAACTCTGCTTATACTCAAGCAAACACTGCAACTACAAATGCTGCTACAGCTGATGGTAAAGCAGTAACAGCTGGCAGTTATGCTAATGCAGCGTTTGGTATTGCCAACACAGCAGATGTCAATTCTATTTCTGCTGGTAACTATGCTAATGCTGCTTTTGCTGTGGCCAATAGTGGTATTACCGATTCTTGGGCTAGAGATACTGCAAACGCTGCATCTAGTTATGCCAATTCAGGATTTTATACTGCTAATAGTTCTGGTCTTTATGCTAATGCAGCATTTGCGGCCGCAAATACAGGAGTGCCAGATACTTTAGCTAGAGATACTGCTAATGCGGCATCAAGTTATGCCAATTCTTCTTTTAATACAGCGAATACTGCTGACAGTAAAGCAGTGAGTGCTGGTAGTTATGCTAACTCAGCTTTTGGTGCAGCAAACACAACAGCAATTTACGCAAACGCTGCATTTGCTGATGCCAACACCAAATTTAGTTCATCGGGCGGCACAATCTCTGGTAACGTTACTATCCTCTATGATCTTAGTGTCTTAGGAAATGTTAGTTTTACAGGAAATGTTACTTCTGTAACTGTCACTGGTAATAGTGGTCAATTTTTTGGTGAAGCGAACGGGCATAACGCATTATATGCTGGTATTCCTGTTGGATATGACTATCAGCCACATACAGTATTTCAAGCATCAACAAATGAGGATAATTACTCTCAAATAAACATTCAAAACATTAATCCTGGAAATAACGCATCATCTGATTATGTTGCTACGGCCGATAACGGTACTGAAAATGATACTTATATTGACATGGGTATTGCTAGTAGTCTGCATGCCGATCCTGAATTTACGTTAGTTGGTCCAAATGATGGTTACTTGTATGTGTCTGGCAATACAGTCACGGGCGGTGGTGGCCTTGTAATTGGTACACTTTTAGAAAATGATGTCATATTTACTGCTGGTGGCATGAATGAAGAAAATGAACAAATGCGTATCATTGGTTCAAGCAATACGATTAACATTCGTTCTAATGTAGATTCAAGTATCGCAAAGAGTGTTTTATTGGGACCAATTGCAAACCTTCATATTACAGGTGGTTCAAATGATGATTATATTAGAACCGATGGTTCAGGTAATCTGACATTTGCAAATTTAACTTCCGCAAATGTAATTAAAGTTTTATATGATACAGCTAACACTACTAGTCAAACAGCTGTAAGTTCTAGTTCATATGCAAATGGCGCTTTTGCTGCAGCTAATACAGCAGACCAAAAAGCTGTAACGGCTGGAACATACGCCAATGCGGCATTTGCAGCCGCTAATACAGGCGCCAGTAGTTCAGACCAATATGCTAGAGACACTGCTAATGCTGCATCTAGTTATGCCAATTCATCTTATAGTCAAGCAAACACAGCCACAACTAATGCTGCTACAGCTGATGGTAAAGCTGTAACAGCTGGATCATATGCTAATGCTGCCTTTGCTTTAGCTAATACCTCAGATAGTAAAGCAGTAACAGCAGGTAACTATGCTAATTCAGCTTATGGTCAAGCTAATACAGCAACTACCAATGCTACTACTGCTGACTCTAAAGCTTTAACGGCAGGTGATTACGCTAACTCATCCTATACTCAAGCTAATACTGCTACAACAAATGCATCTACAGCTGATGGTAAAGCTGTAACAGCTGGTAACTATGCTAATAGTGCTTATGGTCAAGCTAATACTGCTACGACTAATGCTGCAACTGCTGATGGTAAAGCTGTAACAGCAGGATCTTATGCTAATGGAGCTTATACTCAAGCTAATACCGCAACTACTAATGCTGCTACAGCTGATGGTAAAGCAGTAACAGCTGGTAACTATGCTAATAGTGCTTTTGCTGCTGCGAATACTGCTACAACAAATGCATCTACAGCTGATTCTAAAGCTGTTGATGCTGGTAACTATGCTAACTCTGCATTTAGTGTTGCTAATACGTCAGACAGTAAAGCAGTAACATCTGGATCATATGCTAATTCAGCTTACACGCAAGCAAATACAGCAACTACCGATGCTGCTACTGCTGACAGTAAAGCAGTAACAGCTGGTAACTATGCTAATTCAGCTTATACTCAAGCTAATACAGCAACTACCAATGCTACTACTGCTGATCAAAAGGCCACAAGTGCTGGATCATATGCTAATTCAGCTTATGGTCAAGCTAATACTGCTACAACAAATGCATCTACCGCTGATGGTAAGGCTGTAACAGCTGGTAACTATGCTAACTCGGCATTTGGTTCAGCTAATACTGCCGACAGTAAAGCAGTAACATCTGGATCATATGCTAATTCGGCATTTGGTGTAGCAAATACCGCAGATAGTAAAGCTGTAACAGCTGGATCATATGCTAATTCATCATTCACTACCGCTAACACTGTAACATCAGCGAGTTTGTATGCTAATGGTGCTTTTGCTTCTGCAAACACTCGACTAGCTACAGCTGGTGGTACAATTTCTGGTGATTTAACAGTAACAGGATTCACCACTTTACAAGAAGTAACAGAAGTTTTAAGTACATTAACTGGTGCTACAGGAACAGTAACTCATAACTTAACTGATGGTTCTGTTTTTTATCACACAAGTGCTGCAGCAAACTTTACTGCGAATTTTACAAATGTACCAACCACAACAAGTCGATCTATTACAGTTACGATTGTTATAGTACAAGGTGCAACAGGATATATACCAAATGCCGTACAAATAGATGGCGCAGCACAAACAATTAATTGGGCTGGCGGTGCAGCACCCACACCAACAGCAAACAAAACTGAATTTTATTCATTTAATTTATTAAGAATAGGATCTGCATGGTCTGTATTTGGTTCTGAGATTACATTTGGTTAAATATGCCTAGATTATCTTCGATAAACACATTCGTTTTAAATTCTGTAATTGGTTCGGTAGCAACTGATCCAGAGCAAGCTAATTATCAAGGTGCCACTATGGTCTTTGTTTTACAAGGATCCGCACCAACAGGATGGGTTAAAGACACTTCAGATACCGATTATACTTTACGATGTGTTACAGGATCAGTATCAAGTGGAGGATCATCAGGATTTTCTTCCGTTATGTCATCTAAATCTTTAACAGGTAGTCTATCGGTAACTGGAACTGTAGGAGGAACATCACTTACATCTAGTATGATACCCTCCCACAACCACGGACCTTATCCTGCTGCAGCAACTGTTGCTGCCAGCACAACTTCTCCTGTAATACCAGGACCATCAATAGCCAGAACAGTATCTAACAATTTTACACCTGGTGTGGTAAATCCAGGTGGTGTTAATCCTGGAGTTACAGCAACTGCTCATGATCATCCGTTAAATCCAGCAACAAGTCCTGTAACCTTCACCACAGTAAATTTAGCTATTAAATATGTGGATTCAATTTTAGCAACAAGGACTTAATATGGCATTAGTTATAGAATCAGGATCAAGAACAATAATGAAAATGACCACTCCACCAACGGGATGGACAAAAGATACTACATATGATAATTATGCACTAAGAGTAACTACCGGTTCTGTTATTAATAGAACTACAGGAGAGTCTTTTTCTACAGTTTTTAAAAATTATAATAGCATTGGTGTACCGGCACCTGGACTTTCTTATTCTGCTGTAAACGCCACTGTGATAGACGATGCGGCAATGACAACGCATAATCACACTACCATAACACACCCATCCGCATTGTTAACTAGACGAGGTGGTGCAGGTAATACGAACGTAGCTCGTACCCCAGCGGGAGCACCAGTTACTTTTAGTAATAACCCTGGTGGTGGAGGATCACATACTCATCCAATTGGAACTGTAGCCGTTACTGGTTCAATTAATCAGAGTGGAGTTAATTCAGAAATAAATTTGAATATAAAATATGTTGACACTATTATAGCGGTTAGGAGTTAATCGTGGCTATTTTTGATTCTGGAACAACAACAATTTTTCATCAAACATCCGCACCCACTGGTTGGACGAAAGAAACTGTGAATTATAATAATCACGCACTTCGAGTAGTAAATGGATCGTCTTTGAGTTCTGGAGGTACTGTCGATTTCACAACAGGTTTTAATACTACATCATATATTTTTTCATCGGTTGCTGTTCCTTATACAGTAGGTAACCATACCTTAACTGGAGCTCAGTTACCATATCACCTTCATGCTGTTGCGCCATCAACAAATAGATTTGCTATTGGAACTGCTACCACACCCACAAATGCTACATCTCCAATAACTCCTGCTGTACCCGTTATGACTACTGCCGTACCGGCCGGTGGGCCGATAGGCGCATCAGTAGGTAGTTCAGGAGCGCACAATCACTCAATTACAATTACCGCTAGTGGTAATGTTTTTGGTCCAAATTCTACAATAGGTGTAAATTATATTGATGTTATTATTGCTTCTTTAAACTAATTCATATATAATAGTATATTCGTTTTTAACCGAAAGGCAATTTTTATGATTCAAACACATAAATTAGTAGTAATTCCTGTTGATGGTATTGTCGTTACAGACCAAGAAGGTTTATCAGAGTTAGACTTATCTCAATGTGGAATACCAGATAATATACATGCATTACAATGGAATAATCCCATTTGGCCAGATAAACAAAATTCCCATCTAAATGGATTGCAATATGGCCAAGGATCTGGTTGGTTAGAATTTAGATCGACCGATCCTAATGAAAATATAACTGAATTACCACAATGGGCTATCAACTGTTATGATGTATGGTTGCAAGCATATAATATAAAACAAGCTGCACTAGCGGCATCAGATGCTGCTGATGAAGCCGCAGCTGCAGCAGAAAACAATTAAATTAAAAAGTGATTATATTATGAATAAATCATTAACTGAAAATAATTATATCTATATTCCCAACTTCATTAGTGAAGCCGCTGCAAAAGTCATGGCTTCCAACTTCAAAAGTCACTGTAAACAAAATGAGGTTCAAGGAGACAATCAAGCTCCAAATTCTTCAGCGGAATATAATTTCATAGACTTTTTAGAAATGCTATGTGATAAAGTACCAACGGTGAGCACAATTATAGGTGAAACCGTTTTACCAACATATAGTTATGCTAGAGTGTATAAAGATGGTAGTGTTTTGGAAAGACATAGGGATAGAGATGCTTGCGAAATAAGTTTAACTGTACATTTAGATGGTGATGAAGATTGGCCAATTTATATTGAAACTCCTGATGGTAATGAAGTTGAATTGATTCTAAAACCAGGTGATGCAATGCTTTATTTGGGATGTGTTGCTGATCATTGGAGAAATCAATTTTTAGGTAAAGAATATGTTCAGGTATTTTTACATTATGTAAGAAGTAGAGGTGATAAAGCTTATACTTATTTTGATAAGAAAAAAGATTCTCCAATCAAAAAAGAAGAAAGTGTGAAACAAGAAAAAACAACACCAGTTAAAATAAACTCCAAAAATAAAATATCAGATTTCATTCAAATTTATGAAGATATTATTCCCTACTCACTATGTGATGAAATTATAAATGAGTATAAGAATGATGATAATTGGTGTCTTGCTGGAGTAGGATACGAGGAAATGAATTTAAATGCTAGAAATGTAAATACAATTCCTATTTCACACGAAAATACAATTTTAAAAAATCCCGAAATAAGAAAACTTTTAGATGATAGACTTTATAAAGTTGCAAATGAGGTCATTAGAAAATATAATGATATTTTCCCACTAAGTCAAATAGAAGAAGATTCTGGATATGATTTATTAAAGTATGAGGTAGGGCAATTTTACCGGCAACATACAGATTCATACAAAAAACATCCTAGAGCAGTGTCTTGTTCTTTCGCACTAAATGATGATTTTGGAGGTGGAGAATTTGCTTTCTTTGATAGAGAGTTGATTTATAATTTAAAGAAAGGATCAGTAATCATGTTCCCTTCAAATTTTATGTATCCACACGAAATCATGCCTGTAATCAAAGGCACTAGATATTCTATTATTACTTGGTTTGTTTAAAGGAGATTATATTATGCAATTAAAACCAGGAACATTTTGTCCTATAATGAAAGAAGAATGTGTACAGTTTAAATGTGCATGGTTTACTAAAGTTGAAGGTTATGATATCAATACAGGTAAGCAAGTTGAAGAATGGAATTGTGCTATGACTTTTATTCCTATGTTACTGATTGAAAATTCAGGAATGTCTCGTCAAACTGGTGCAGCTGTTGAAAGTTTTAGGAATGAGATGGTGAAATCTAATGAAGAAACTCAGAAGATATTCTCCAATATGTTGTCAATGAATCCTGAAAACAATACAAAATTACTTAAGTAAATGTTTTTTTGTAATCTTACAAGAAACCCATTGATTGTAGTAAGATTCATTCAATAGTGCGTGGCGAGAGAATATCTCCCACGTTTCGTAATAAGACAATTCTGATTTAGTTTTACAGAGGTGAAGTATCTCTCTTACGTATTGATCTTCACCATTTTTTTTAACTTCTTCTTGTAGTAATAAATTAGAACCCCAGTATGTCATCCAATCAGACGATACTCGGGTTTTCTTTTTCTTACCTTTAACTTGTGTAGTCTTAGATTTGGTGAAGAATTTTTTACCAATATATTTACGACCACTTTGAGTATGTGTGATTAGATATACAAACCCAAAATGGCCGTCTATATTTTCTTCGGTAAATTCTTCACCTGTATTATGAAAATACCAGGTCATTCGTCATCATCACCAAAATCCTCAGTTTCAATTAAATATTCACCGCAAAATGGACAGTAGTGTGGATCATCTTCACATTTACTTTCATCATATTTAATTGTAAACTCTGAGGAACATGCCCCACAAGTGTGTTTCAACGAAGCCATTATTGACACCAAGATTGTTTGGCTTCACCAAAATATTCCCGAGCGAAACCGTTTTGAATCAACATACTACGGAGACTTTGACCATCTAGAATCATATCACCCAAGACACGACCACCAAATTTATCCCAACCATAGAGTGTGACTTGTCGTTTAATGGACTTTGCAACTAGATTTTTAGTAAACACAGTTGCTGCTTGACCACGTTGATCTTCACTTGGACATTGAGCTCTATGGCCTTTTTCTGGCGTATCTACACCATAGATACGAACTGCTAATTCAGGTTTTAATGGCAAAGGTAAAAAGGGTGCTGCAATCACTACAGTATCACCATCATTTACCCGTACAATTTGTGCATCATACGTTACACCTTTTGCTGTTTTGTCAGCATAAACATTTCCTATACCAGCGAAAGATAATAGACCAATTAAAAGTATTTTTGTTAATTTCATTCTTTCTCCTTAAATATTAAAACTTTCACCACAACCACATCGATTCTTTTCTAAAGAATTTATAAAATCAAAACCTTCATTGAGTCCATTTCTTTTCCAATCTATTTCCATTCCGTTCAGATAAGGAATATGTTTTGGGTCAACAAAAATTTTAACACCGTTAGATTCGTATATAGTATCTGTATCCGATACACTATCAACATATTCTAAGGTATAGGCCAAACCACTGCAACCTGTGGTTCTAACACCAACCTTAATACCTAATCCTTTTCCTCTTTTGTTTAAAGAGTTTAAAGTTTTGCGAGATGCGAGTTCAGTCATTGTGATCATAGATTTCTCCTTCGATCTTTATTTAGACGAAAAAAAAGCCTCTTACGAGGCTTTTAATATAACAAAAAAATTTTAGAAACTTAATTGACTTCTAAACATAATTGCTTTTTCACCATTTACACGACTACCAGAACTACCAACTAATGCATCAAACTTTGTATCTACGTAGTTGAGCATGAAACGTAGATTGTCAGTGCAAAACCAAGTTAGACCGTATGTCATAGCAGTAGCACGATTTGACTTGCCTGTTGCAACGGATACATCACTTGCATCAAACTCACTCATACGTACACCAACCTGCCACGCACCACGACCACCTTTGTCGATTGGATTATTTGGTTTAATCCAACCAAACGCACCATCTTTGTATGCATGTGATTCGCCAGTTAAATTATAAACTGCTTGTACATAGTACCCTTTGATTTCTTGGTCACTACCTGTTGCAGCATCATATTTAAAATTGAACTGTTCGCCTTGAACTTTGAAACCGTTATATGCAAACGCTGCTTCTAATCCTTGGCGTGTTCTTGTAGTAGCACCACTCAATGCGGAACCTGTAAACCAACCAGACTGCATACGAGATTCTGTTCTACCACTGGCTGGTGCAACGCCACTTTTAATTTCACCTGTGCTGTATGCTGCACCCAAGTGTGCAGTGTATGCTTTGCTGCCTGTTAGTTCAGCAATATTAGTTGTTACACGACCAATATAATCAAGTCCATCGAACTCTGCGCTCTTATTGGATTTGCCTCTACTTGCTGCTATAGCATATGTAAGGCCAGGTTTTGGCACACCATGTAACATGAAACCAGTTTCTTTTGCAGGAATAAATTCAGTATCATTCTGACCAATCAAACTACGTTCCATAAAATCTAGATTGTTTGAACTTGTCATTTGTTCAAGACTAAATGGCATCTTGAATAAGCCAAATTGAAATTGCATTTCTGGATTTGCTGCATAGTTTACCCACATCTCATCTGCTGTTGATGATGTAGAACTAAAGCCATCACTTGCACCAAAGTTTGCTAACAATTGATATTTGAAGTCTTTTGCAAATTGTCCACGAACACCAAATCTTGCACGGCGAACTTCGGCTAAGTTTTGATACGAATCCGTGGTTTGGCCGACACCATAATCTGGTGTGTATTGGCGATAGTCCATATGAATTCGACCTGTAAACTGTGCCGTATTGTTTCCATCTTTGCTTTTGAGTCCGATTCCATTTTCTGTGACTGAACCATCGTTTGCTCTTGCTTGTCTGTATTTGACCGAATCACTAACATCTTTGTCGATTCTTTGTTCTGCAAACTTTTTGTTTTCTTCTTTTTCTTCATATGCATTGAGTTTTGATTCATATTCTTTTTGAGTGATTATATTCTTCTCTCTTAGAATATTCAATGTATCTTTATACTCATCAGCATATGCAGGAATTACTGCTGCAAGTGCAACTACGATAGATAATTTTTTAAATAGTTTCATAATTTATCCTTATTTCCAAATTGGGTTGTTGTCAGGACCTTTTAAGTCTTTTTTCCAATTGTCCTGATTTAATTTAATAACTGATTGTGGTAAATGAACATATTCTAGTTCTTCACTCATCTTGGCACCATTCTTCCAACTCCAATCAAAGAATTTCAAAACTGCACGACCTGTCAAACTATCTGCTTGTTGTTTGTGCATGAGAATGAAACTTGCGCCTGTTGCTGGCCATGCTTCTTTACCTGTTTGCCATGTGAGCAACAAATACATTCCTGGTGCATTAGCCCAATCTGCGTTTGCTGCTGCGGCTTTGAATGAATCGTCACTTGGTTGTACAAAAACACCATCACGATTTTTTAATTGTGCGTGTGCAATTTTATTTCTTTTTGCATATGCATATTCTACATAGCCAAATGCACCTTTGATTCTTTGTACTTGAACAGCAACACCTTCATTACCTTTACCACCTACACCAACTGGCCATTTTACTGCTGTGCCTTCGCCAACAGTTTTTGCAAAATCAGCGTTTGCTTTACCTAAAAAGTTTGTCCAAATAAATGTAGTGCCTGAACCATCTGCACGATGAACAACTGTGATTGCTAATGCTGGTAGATTGACGCCAGGATTCAAATCAACAATTGCTTTATCGTTCCACTTTGTGATTTTACCAAGATGAATGTTTGCAATAACTTCTGGTGTTAATTTTAATTGACCTGCTGCTACACCGTCAAGATTGAATACTGGTACTACACCGCCAATTACTGCTGGAAATTGCACTAGACCTTCTTTGTCTAATTCTTCAGGCTTCAATGGCATATCACTTGCACCAAAGTCAACTGTTTTTGCTTTGATTTGTTTGATACCACCACCAGAACCGATTGATTGATAATTCAGACCAATGCCAGTGGATGCTTTATATGCTTCTGCCCACTTAGCATAGATTGGAAATGGAAAAGTCGCACCAGCGCCAGTTAATTCTGCTGCGGATGCGACTCCTGTAAATAACAATAAAGATAAAAGTAACTTTCTCATGATTTCTCCTATAAGAATTGTGCCTTTGCACAATATCACACTTATCTATGAAATCATGATCCTTAAACGGGATTGTAACAAAACCGTCATCGGATTGTCATAAATCAATTAATACATATTTGGAGGATCTACTTTCCATTCATATCCTTCGGGAACTGGATTCCAATTATTGGTATCTTTTTTCCATGCAAAACCAATACCCCAATCGTTAGAAGTTTCAATCACGTTTGCTTCAACAGCCCATTCATCTTTATTTAAATTTCTCATGAATACTTTTGGACCAGGATGATATGCTGTATCATGAAGTCCAACAATTCCATTTTTTCCTAAAATGTTTGTGTATTCCCAATCTTTTAAACATTGATTAACGCTGTGCCACCCGTCGATGAAAATAAAGTCAAATTCTTTTCTAGTTGCTCCACATTTTTCAAAAATTTGATTTATTATTTTCATATTTTCTTCATAGTTGGAACTATCACCTCTTATAACATGAATATTTTCTTCTTCATTGTTTAGATATTCTCTATCATCTATATCTATTCCAATATAGATAGTTTCTTTTTTCTTATTTTTCAACAACACTTGTGTAAATGAATTTTCTCCATTTCTATTGACTCCGATTTCAAGTATAGCGGAACAATTTTCAGAAACTCTCAAAAATCTATCTCTTAAGACCATTCTATTCGCTTCAGTTACCTCAGCCCAACCCCTAAATTCTATTCTTGGATCTCCATCACTATCATCCCAAGGTGTAAGATATCTAATATCTTTTATTAAATCATTTTTCCATTTCATCACTTTTTCTCCTTTTAAGCTGCTTTACCCCAAACTTCTTCCCATTGTCCCGACAAGGCACCTTTTGCGTAATCAGTAACACGATTTTCGAAAAAGTTTCCGTGAATAGGAGCATTAATCATTTCTTCAACCCATGGCAATGGATTTTTCTTTACCTTGAAAATCCCTTTAAGACCAAGAGAAATAAGCCTACGGTCAGCAATATAGCGAATATAGCGCTTAACATCTTCTGCATCTAGGTTCTCCATTGGACCCATCTCGAAAGCTAGGTCAATAAATTTATCTTCTAGTTCCACCATTTTTTCTGCAATAGTATATATTCTCGATTTTAAATCATCATTCCAAATTTCTTTGTTTTCTTCCACATATGTACGGAACAATTTAATCATATTCTCGGCGTGCATTGTTTCATCAACAATAGACCAAGTAACGATTTGTCCCATACCCTTCATCGTACCGTTGCGTGGGAAGTTAAGTAACATGATAAAGGAACTGAATAATTGCATCCCTTCGGTGAAAGCAGAGAATACTGCAATGTGAGTAGCAGTAGAAGCAGCATCGCCATTCTGTGAGCTAAGATTAAGTACGTAATCATGTTTATCTCTCATTGCCTGATATTCTAAAAATTGATTGTACATTGTATCAGGCAATCCTAATGTTTCAATCAAGTGTGAGTATGCTGCAATGTGTAATGCTTCACGAGCTGCAAAACCAAGTAACATCATTCTTACTTCCGGTTGAGGAAAATAAGGAAGATAATTCTTTACATAACCACCTGCCACATCAATGTCGCCTTGTGTGAAGAATCTAAAAATGTGTGTGAGAAATTGTTTCTGTTCTGTTGTTAATTTGTTTTTCCAATCTTTTACATCTTCGATCATTGGAACTTCTGAATGAAGCCAATGAGCTTGTTCATGTTGCAACCATGCATTATATGCCCAAGGATATGCGAATGGTTTAAATGCGGTTCTTTCGTCCGTTAGTTTTGTGTCGTGCTTTTTAATCATTGATGAATGCCTCTAGTTCTTGTTTTGTTTTATTTCCTATGAGTCTTTTTGATGCCATATTATCTTCAACGATTACCAATGTTGGTACACTACGAATGCCAAATTCTGTTGCAATTTCTGGATTGACATCAATATCAATCACTTCAATTGGTACATTAGTTTCAACTTCTTCTAATGTTTTAGCTAGCATTTTACATGGTCCACACCATGATGCTGTAAATCTTAAAACTTTTTTCATCGACCTTGACCTCTATATTTTTTATTTGATGTTTTTTCTGTTTTATTCATGGAGGAGGTTTTTTTCTGTCCACCCTGTTTAGTTCTTTTGTGTACTGATTTGTGTTTACTTGTTCCGGTTTGCTTAGCCATAATATCTCCTTATTTGCTTTTGTAATTTACATTTTGTTTTGCTTCCAATTCACGCAAATCGTTTGCCACATCTGATACGCCATGCCAATCTTCAATCGCAATCATTACTTGTAAATAATCCAATAATATTTCTTTTTGTGTTTCAAAATTGCTGTAATCTTTACTTTTGCTCATTCTTTTTTTCCTCTTGTACTATTGCTGGTTTTTCTGGCCATATTTTTTCTTTAATGTATGAAGCACCAAACCAACCCCATGCTGAAAAGAAACCCCACATAATGATTTCACCTATCATACTACTTCTCCATCAATCTGTCAACAAATTGTTTTAATAATGTATGATGTTTACCATTATTCCAGTGACGATGCAAATAAGGTTTATCATACCAATATTCTTCTGCTTCGAGATGGGGTCCAATCAAACCTATACGACCTTGTATAATTGCGGCTGGATCTCCATTTTTATATCTCGCTACAACTTCATAATTCGATTCTTCTCCGATAAATGTAGGTGCATCGTAAAAGAAGAATCTATCATCTGTGCCGTTCCAGTTACATTCAATTGCTTTACTGTATGATCGTCTGGTACAGGTGTTTGGTCTTTTAATATATTGTTTTGATTCAACTCCGTACAGTATATTAAAATAATGTTTATCAGCCCAATAGGCACCCATACATATCCCAAGATATCTGCCACCAGATTTGATGTAGTCAAGGATAAAACTCCCGTGATGCCTAAAATATGTATCGAAAGCATCACTGTCGCCAACACCACCAGGAAAACACAAGAGATCCACATTATCAAAAAAGTCGTTTTCGATTTCATGTTTAGTAAATAATTTATATGTATAGTTCGGTCCTAGTGCTTTGATTATACCATTGCACGATTGAACCGAACATTTCGGGTGTTGCACAAATAATGCAATTGTTGACACTTTATATCAATCATCCTTCGCAAGCTAAACAAACATCTTCTGTTGCTAAAGCCTTCAAATCAATTTCTTCGATCACTTTTCTTTCGATTCTCTTTGACACTTTATCTGCTTTAGCCAATTTCTCACTACGGCAGTAATAAAGTGTTTTGAGTCCTTGTTTCCAAGCCTGAAAGTGTACAGCATGTAGATACTTTACATTTACATCAGGTCTAAAAAAGAGGTTAATGGATTGCGCCTGGTCAATGTAATTTTGTCTGTTAGCTGCGTGGTCCACAATCCATCTTTGGTCAATTTCCATACTAGTTTTGTAGACATCTTTGGTCCATTCATCCAAGAAATCCAAGTGTTGGACGGAACCATCGTTTGCAATGATAGATGACCAGATTTCTTGATAATCCAATTTGCTGTCGGCATCACATTTCTCCTTGATTAACTTATCCAAATACTTATTTTTATTTAAGTAGGCTCCAGAAAGAGTATCTTGTCTATAGGCATTGGCACGATAAGGCTCAACAGAAGGGCTAGTATTGCCCATGATAATAGAGCTAGAAGCATTAGGAGCAATGGCCATAAGATGACTGAAACGTAGTCCGGTGCCTCTAGCATCCGGTGCTTCACCTCGTTCAGCACCCAATTGAAGATTCGCTTCATTTAATCCTTCTCGTATGTGTTTAAATATTTTATTGTTTGAAGATGTTGCCAGCGCCGACTCAAACGGTATGCCATTTCTCTGTAGATAAGCGTGAAAACCAAGAGCCCCCACACCAATGCTGCGCTCTTGGATAGCAGAGTACCTGGCTCGGCTAATGTGATCAGGAGCATTGCTAATAAAGTACTGAAGTACATTATCCAGCATTTCAGCCGTGTCCCGTAAAAAAAGTTTATCATTTTTCCACTCATCAAAATACTCCAAATTCAATGACGAAAGACAGCAAACAGCAGTTCTTTCTTTGTCGGTTGGTAAAATAATTTCGCTGCATAGATTACTTTGTTTAATTGATAGACCTAATTTCTTTTGAAATTCTGGCATTGCACGATTACTTGTATCAATAAAATGCAAATATGGTTCACCCGTCATCATACGCATTTCAAGTACACGTTGCCACAATTCTCTCGCAGAAACTTTGTCACGTACTTCACCACTATGTGGATCTTTTAGTTCCCATGTATCATCTGCATCATGGTCTAACATACACTTTTCAATTAAATGCATGAAGTCATCTGTAATGTTAATTCCGTGATGTAAATTCAAACAACGCATGTTTTGATCACCCGTTGGTTTACGCATCTCTAAGAAAATAAGAATATCTGGATGACTAATATCAAGATAAGCAGCGTAAGAACCGCGGCGGGTCCTACCTTGCCTATACGCCAAAGAAGAAGCGTCATAGGTACGCAAGTGAGGCATAATGCCAACAGACTTATCATCAGCAGAACGAATACCAAGACCAATTCCAACTCCTCCTCCTAACATTGAAAGCCAGTTGACTTCCGATAACGTATCGACCAAGCCCTCAGCACTATCATCCAAATAAGGTAAGAAACAAGAGATAGGAAGGCCACGCTTACTACGGCCAAAGCTAAGAATGGGAGTAGAATAACTAAGCCAATGCTTGCTACTATAATTATAAAGTCTTTGTGCATGTTCTTCATTTGAACTAAAAGCTTTTGAAACATATGCAAACCTTTCTTGTGGAGAGTTTTCTTCCTCTTTCATGTAAGATTCTTTTAATCTTTTTACACCCAACTCATCAAACAAACTATCTTGAGAATAGTCTACCTTAATACCATTGATGATATCTTCCATTCGCTGCTCCAATTTTATTGTTATTAATTTTCTGTGAATTCTTTTGCCATCGGAAATACTTTGGCAACTACTTCTGCACATTTACGTGCGATGAGCATGTGCTCTTTTTGTGTGCCGTTTGCTGAACGTAACTGTATGTAGTGTATCCAACTACGCAAGGTTCCATTCATATACAAACGTGATACTGTTAGACCTTCTGGCAAAACTACACGGGCTTGTTCTTTTGCAAGACCATTTTCTATAGCCCACTCATACGCTTGTTTTGCTCTTAGAATTACTGATGCTTGTTCTGATTCCCATCTTTCTTGCAAGTAATCATCATTCGTTTCAATAGAATTTTGTCGATTCTTTGTATCTTGTAATCTAGCTTCACGATACACAAAATCCAAATCTTCTACAGGATTAGCATAACGCTGTGAAAATTCCTGAAAAGAAAAAGAACGGTGACGAAGCATCTGTCTAGCAATATCTCTTGTGGTTTCAATTTCTAAACACATACTCACCATCTCTAAAGGTGACCAGTGTTGGTTTTTGATGAGATAACGAATTAACTTCTCACTTGTTTCTTTATTTGATTGGTTACTGGGATTTGATACTCTTGCACAGAAAGCGACTAACTCTTGTAAATCTTTTTCAATGCCACCACCTGATGTTCGTGCTATTTGTGAATAACTAATCAAATTAACTTTCATGTTAAACTCTTTTCCAAAATGTAAATCTAGTTTGTGCTTCCAAACCAGAAAAAGTATTATTACTTATAATTTCTTCAATTGCGTCAGGTGAAATGCCTGACATTACCATTTCATTTATATCTTTGGCTTCAATATAATCTGGCCATATCACTACCTTATAACCTAATTCTATCGAATTGTGCATCATCTTTAGAATTTCTTTATTTCTTTTTTCATTATCATAGATGAGAATCTTTTCTTTGCAATCTACATTCTTAGCTGCGATTGAAAGATTTCCATCACCTGAAGCGATGCAGTTATTTAGAAACAAGGAATCTAACTGGCCTTCTACAATTCTTACTGGTTGATTTAAATCAACTGTATCCATACCAAACAATAACTTATCTTTTGAATCGTTTGTTCTCACGGTAACATAACGAAGCACTTTACTTCCAGATTCCAATGATCGACCAGTTACAGCGATTAATTCATTGTAATGGTCATAGAAAGGTATAACTAGACGAGCATCAGGTACTAATTCTTTATCACA